TGTTTGGGGACCGAGCGGCGCCCGTTACCAGCCCTTTAGGGAGGCGCCCTACAAGGATGATTTCGACGAATGGCTGGCGCGGATCGTGTGTTACGCGTTTTCGCTGCCGCCCACGGCCTTCACCCCGCAGGTCAATCGCGCAACTGCGCAGACCGCCCAGGACACAGCGCTCGAGGAGGGCCTGGCTCCCCTGATGGGTTGGGTCAAACGGCTTGTCGACAGCGTGATCCAGAACCGTATGGGTCATCGCGATCTCGAATTCGCGTGGTCGGGCGCGCGGTTGACTGATCCAAAGGATCAGGCCGCGGCGCTCACCAGTTACGTCAAAGAAGGTATCTACACTGTGAACGAAGCGCGGAGCATCCTCGCGCTAGATCCGATCGAGGGCGGCGACGAACCGATGTTCCTGACCGCCCAGGGACCAGTGTTGCTGCGTGATGCGCTGGCTTCAAGAGCCAACGCCAGCAAGGCGGCCACCGGAGAATAATCGGGTACCTCTGATCCCGGTAATCACCGGCGGGTCCCGTTCCGCGGCATGCCGCGCGATGCAAGCGGCGCCCGAACCTCACGTGGATAAAGTTAGGAGCCTCTGATGAGCGTGCTGCCGTCCGACATCGTCGTTTATGGCTCGGCCGATATGCCCGAGACCGACGGCGCCACGATAGGCGGTGCCGTCGACTTCACTCGTCGGGTTGCGTTCTACGACATCACCCCGGCCGGCAGTGTCGATGCAGTCTCGAGCTCCTCGAGCGATACCGCGACCAGGATCGTCTATTCCGGACGCGACTCGACCGGCGTCATTCAAAGCCAGACACTGACCTTGAACGGGCAGAGCTGGGTGACCGGGTCACAATCGCTCGAGCGGTTGCTCTACGCCGCGTTGTCGGGGGCGAGTGCGAACGGACCAGTGGCCAACCCCGGTGGTACCCCCGCGGTCGGTGACGTCGCACTCGCCGCCCATAGCTGCGTGCTGCCTTCGGGAGCAGTGACGACCGACGCGGCGGTGCACACCGCGCAGACCGGATCAGCCAACCACAGCGGTACGACACCCGCACTCTTCAAACTGCAATCAGGCGATGGTGCCGTGGTCTCCGCCGGGCAGATTATTTGGACTAAGAGCGGCACTGGTGCGAACCAGTTGCGGCAGATCATCGCCACGGCGGGTTACGGCACCGATGTGGTCGCAGTCAGCCGCGACTGGGGCGCGGTGCCGGATAACACGACGACCTACAAGATTTTTCAGGGTATGCTGTTCGAGATCTCGCCAAACCCGGTGACGGCTGTGATCCGCATGTTCTCGACCAGTGCGGCGGATGTGCCGACCGGGTCTCAGCGTACCTATTACGACAAAGTTTTCGTTGTGAATAACAATCCCGCGACGGCACTGACCGGCGCGCAGATCGAGGTGGCGAACGAGACGCCGGCCCTGCCTTCGGGCGCGCTGTTGGACTTGGCGCTGACGACGGCGCTCAACGACGCCGGCACGGTCGCCAACCGGCAGACCGCGCCTTCCTCGGGGGTCGGCGCCTTCATCACGCAGCCTGCCTTCCTGAACGTGCCGAGCCCGGGCAACCTGCCGTCCGGCCTCACACCGAATGCGGCCGGCGCGCAAGGTGTGTGGCTACGGCTAACCTTGCCGGCCGGTACCGCAGCTTACAAGGGTTCGGCCGATCTGAGGACGCAGGGCACAACAACGTGAACGCCGAAGGAATCGGCGACCTGGTCCCGGCGGGCTCGCATCGGGTCGGCAACTTGCTGCCGCCGCACGGCAAACCTGAGCAGGAGCCGGCGTGACCGTCATCTATCTGTTGTCCGGCACCAGCTGGACGGTTCCGGCTGATTGGAACAATGCCAATAATTCTGTTGAAGGCATTGGCGGCGGTGGCGGCGGCAGCGGTGGCGGTGGCGGCGGCGGTGGTGGCGAATACCGCAAAATCTCTAATTTCTCCGCCACAGCTGGAGCCAGTATCCCCATCACGATCGGAGCGGGGGGGAGCGCCGGTTCAGAGAGCTTGGGAACCGGAACAGACGGTGGTGCCGGAGGCAGCACGACATTCAACATCAACTCTCTGATCGCGAACGGCGGCGGCGCTGGCCTGACCGCGGGTGGCGGTGGCGCTGGCGGCTCGGAGGGTACTGGGACCACGGGCAACAACGGGGGTGCCGGCGGCACGGCTGGCTCGGCTGCTGGTGCTGGTGGTGGTGGTGCGGGCGGCCCAGGTGGCCCAGGCGGTGCTGGCGGAGCGGGCGCTAACGCTGGTTTCCCAACCAGTGGTGATGGCGGCGGCGGAGCAAATGGCGGCGGCGGCACTGGGGCGGCCGGGACTGCCACCGCTGGCGGTGACGGTGGCGCGTCAATTTCTACCGGTAACCAGATTGGCCAGCCAGGAGGCGCCGGTGGAACATCAACCCCGCAGTCTGGGGGCGCTGGGTCCCAAGGGTCAGGCGGTGGCGGCGCCAGAGGTGCGGGTGACAACGGCAACGCCGAGCATGGTGGTGCGGGCGGCGCAGGCACAGAATGGGATGCTACGCACGGCTCTGGAGGGGGCGGCGGTGGCGGGCGGAACGGCTCTTTTGGCGGTTCAGGAGGAGGCAACGGCGGTGCCGGTGCTCTCTATGGTGGCGGTGGTGGCGCGGCCGGGTATCCAAATGCACCCGCCGCCGGTGCCGGTGGTCAGGGCATCATCGTCATTACCTACACGCCCACGGCCGCGACGGCCGTCGTTTCGGATGCACCCAATCCGGCCGAGTTTCTGGCGAGCCGAACAGCCGGAAACGTGACAGGGTTCGAGTTACTGGCAGCTCAGGGTAACAATTTACCCGCTTCATGCGAATTTATGGCGGGCGCTCGAAGCGATCCGGGTATTTCGGCGGAATTGCTGTCAATGAGCGGAGCCGATGGCTGGCTGCCCGGCGAGTCGCTCGCGACTGCAAGGGGCGACCCTCGAATGCGATTGGAATGGGCGGCGGTTCTGAACAGCCTTCTTGCTTTGCCGATCGCGCTCGGCGGCGGGGTTGCCCGAGACAGGTCCGCTCGCATCGAGTGGTCGGTACAAGTTTTTTCTGATCGGTATGTCGCGGCTGAATGGCTGGCGTCGTTGCCGTGGGATCTGCCGATGCCCACCGAGTTCGCTGCCCTCGTTGCCCGCGACGCGCCAGGACGGACAGAATGGCTAAGCACCACCGTAATACCGCTGACCGCTGACGCGTTCCTAGCAATCGAGTGGTCAGAGGCCCCGGCGCCAGTGCCAGTGCGGGTGTCGCTAGAACGGCTGCTGGTCTCCCCCGGCAACCGGCGTATTCTCAGCACACCCGGCCGGATGCGGCTTCTCAAACATCTGTGACAAGAGCTGAAGTGTCTTCGCGGTTTCCCGCAGTAGCCACCCGCTCAGAGGCCAATGAGGAACTCGGCTATGCGCTTGGCAACGCCGTTCGATCCGATCGAGATCGGCGAGATTGACAACTTCGCCTTCGATTTTACCTCGGATATCGGTGCAGCGACGATGGTTTCGACGAGTTGGACTTGCGCACTAGCCCCCTATCAGACCGCGACCGATCCGACACCGCAGTCTCGGGTATTGGCGGCTTCGGCCCAGACGACGATCGAGGTGCGTTCGCCAGTTGATGGCTCTTTGCAAATGCGCAACGGTTTCTTCTCAGTCGCGTCTGTCGGCGGTATGCCGAGTTCCGCAGCCGGCGGCACTTACATCCTCGAGGGCACGGCGGTCCTCGACGATGGCCGCGTGCTCAAGCTCAACGCAACGGTCCTGTGCAGCGCACCCGGGTAATCCGCAGTCCGAGTTTCGGATTGCGACGACGGAACCCGTGGCTGTGGATGCGTCGGCAGGGCGACGATAATTTGGAGAACCAGCGATGACAAATAGGCTGCTCGCGCCTGCTCCCTATGCGCGGTTTCAGACCTCGGGCGGATCGTATAGGGCCGATCAGAAGGGCGTGATCGCCGCGGCTGCGATCGGGGATGTAATCGACTTGATCCGCGGCGGCTGCACCCTGCTGCCCGACGACAACGATTTTACCACAACCGCGGACCCGACTGAGCTCAGCGATCAGACTCAAGGATTTTCAGTAGGCTCTCGTTGGTTCAACACTGCGGGGGGGCGCGCCTGGGTCTGCTTGTCGACCGCAGCCGGCGCCGCGATTTGGATTTTGGCCGGCGTCGTGCCCGGAATGGGCGCCGAGCCCTCGAACATGCGTACGTATTTCGGTGGGGGAACCGGCACACTGCTCGCAGAAGGCAGTCTCGCTCGCCAACTCGGCAATCCGCTCGCCGGCAATAGTGCCGATACCACCGATGACGTTCTGGCGAGTTACACCTTGCCGGCTTTGAGCCTCGATGTCGCGGGCAGGGGGCTCCGCATCACCGCCCGGGGCATGACCGGACCATCGAGCAACGATAAGCGCGCCAAACTGTGGTTCGATGCGAAGATTTCCGCAGGAGTGGTTGTCGCCGGCAGTGTCATCGCTGATACCGGTGCCTGGGCCGACGCGATAACGCCGAACAATAATGTTGGCTGGCAGCTGACGTCCAACGTCTTCAAATTGGGCGACGCCGGCTCGAACACTCAATACGCGCAGAGCTCGGCGATTCTCGGCGGCAGTCATGGCGGGATCGGGTTGCCGGTCTTCCCGACGGCGATCGAGACGGGGGCCATTGTGATTGCTCTGACAGGCTCATCTTATACCGCCGCCGCAGCCAATGATTTGGTTGCAACCTGGTTCGAAGTCAGCGCAATGAATTGACAGGATAAACCCAATATGACCAAGCCCACGGCATTGCAATGGTTGCCGCAGCCGAGCACCGTTATCGGTCTTGGTACCCTCGCCGGCACGTTTTGCTATTGGATTACGAGAGATCCGATTTGGGCAGGTGTTGCTGCCGCGGCGGTCAAGATACTCGTTCCCGACAATTCGACGGGAGGGGACCGGGCGTGCGAAGCGATCGCGATGCTGGCGCGGAGCGCCGGCAGGCCTCTCAAAGCGGCGGCAGAGCAACCGTCGTTTGCCTCCGGCGTCGGCAAAAATCAGGCCCCGCTGTACCGGGAGGCACGGGAGAAAATGACGAACGATCTGATCAGCGACCAAGGCTAATAGGCGGGACGTGATCATGCGACTCTATGGCGCAATCGAGAAGGTCGAGCCCCAGGATGACGGAACCGTGCGCGTGCATGGGATCGCGACATCGGAAACAGTGGACGACCAGGACGAGATTGTTAGGGCCGATGCGATACGCGCGGCCCTCCCGGACTACATGCGGTTTCCGGCCCTGCGTGAGATGCATCAGCTGTCAGCCGCCGGAACGACGCTGGAGGCCGAGGTCGGTGACGACGGCATGACCCGGATCGTCGCCCACGTCGTCGACCCGGTTGCAGTCGCCAAGGTCAAGAATAAGGTGTATCGCGGCTTTTCGATTGGCGGTCGGGTCACCCAGCGCGACGCTGCCAATTCCAAGGCCATCACCGGCCTGGTGCTCAACGAGATTTCGCTAGTCGACCGCCCGGCGAACCCCGCAGCAGTGTTCGATTGTTGGAAAGCTGCTGTCGCTATACCCGGGGGGCTCTACTGCGAAGCGAACGCCGACAGTGCATCGCCGGCACCGGCCGGGTCTGCAAGAGAGCCGTTCAACCAACCGGTTCAAATCTGGACCTGCGGCGTCCCCGATCACCATCATCGCGCCAAGAGCGAAGCGGTGAAATGTCTGGAGACCCGGTCACTAGGGGCAGCAGATCCTTCGCTGCTGCCGCCATTGGAAGCGAACCTCGAGTGTGCACCCCAAAAGGAGCAGGGAGCTGTGGAAACGGACGCCGCGATCGCGGAAGTGGAAGCCCGCAGCATCCTCGACTCTCGGCCTGTGGATGAAACGGCATCAGGCTCGGCTATAAAGGTGAATTTAAGGGAACCGGGACGTGTGGCGCGTATTATCCAGGAGCTCAACTGGCTTCGGGACGCGGTCGATGCAGAGGAGACGATGGCGGCTGACGAGTTGCAACCGATGTTGCGGATGCACGGCAAAGTTTCCGAACTGCTCGATTTTCTGAATGCCCTGGTAGCAGAAGATGTCGGCGAGACCCCAACTGCTGCACAAAACGACGACGATGCTCTGCCAAGCGCTTCAGCACTGGTTGCAAGACCTGTCGGCGCACGCGGTGCGACGCCCGTGACAAAGCGCGTCCAAACCGAGGACCAGAACATCCACAAGCTAGCTTCCTGGTTACTCACCAAAGCGGGTCTACGGCACGACGGAGAAACTATGGAGCGGTTGTGCGCGGTGCACCGAGATTTGGTGGCGGCCGGCGTGCAATGCCGCTGCGGCGCAAAGGGCGCTGCCGAGGAGCAGAGCCGAAGCCGCATATCGGAGCCGGAAGCGGGCACGCCGGCAACAGATCTAGCCAAGATGCTGATCGATGAGCGGGCTGAAAAGGCCGCACTCGTCAGGGCATTTGGCGAAATGATGCCGATGCTCGACCGGCTGTCCAAGCGGATCGACGACATCGCCTGCACTCCGCTCCCGCCCCTAACGATCGCGAGAAACAGCGTCTCGATATCGAAACAGCAGGACGGTGGCGGAACCGCAGACATCCAGTTGTCGCCAGAAGCTGTTGCGTCTGCCCTCAGCAAAATGACCAAGGAGGATCAGACCCTGACCTTAATTAAGGCCAGCTACGCCAAGCCCATTCGCGTGCATGGCATAGCTCCCGACGAACCCTGACCACCGGTAGCCGGGGTCCTCGCGGGCGACGATCAAGAGGACTTATCTGCACCAAGCCCGCTCTGCCTAAAGTCGTCGCGGCCCCCGTGAGTCGGGTCGGCCGAAGGTAACCAAGTCCCCTGCGGCCTTGCGGCAAAGCTCCGCTTCGCTAAGCGGCCGTCACCAAGCCCGGTCTTCGGCCGGGCTTTTTCATTGCCCCCCATCCGGGAGGATTTTCGATGAATACGATCACCAAGGAATCGCTAGAGCTCTTGAAAGGGGCCCTGGCCAAGCCGGACGATGGACTCGCCAAGTCGATCTCGACCGCGTCCGGTCTGCTCGCCTATGACTTACAGGCTCCGGCCAAAAACCTTTATCCGTTCGTCACCCCGATAAGGAACGTGATGCCCCGCGTCGACGGCGGCACCGGAACAGCCACAAACTGGCGCCAGGTCAACGCGATCATCGGTTCCGGCTTCGACGCGATGGGCTGGGTCCCGGAAGGCCAGCGCTCGGGCCAGATGTCCTATTCGACCTCGAACAAATCCGCCTCCTACGTCACGATCGGCGAGGAAGACGCGGCGACCTTTGAGTCAATCTCGGCCGGCCGCGAATTCGAGGACATCCAAGCTCGCATGACCTTCCGCTTACTCCAGAAAATGATGCTCAAAGAGGAGATGGCGATCCTTGCCGGCAATGCCTCACTGGCTCTGGGCAGCCCGGCAGCGCCAACCCTGGCGGCGTCGGGAAGCGGCGCGACATTGCCGACGGCGACCTATTTCGTCAAGGTAGTCGGCTTGACACTCGAGGGATACCAGAATTCGAGTGTCGTAAGCGGCGTTGCCACCTCAATGACTGTTACGGGCGCCGACGGGAAGAGCTATATGCTGTCGGGCGGTTCGTCGAACATTAGCTCCGAAGCCAGCCTCGCGGTGACGCTCGGCCAGACGCTGTTCTGCAGCGTCACCCCGATGCGTGGCGCGGTTGCCTACGCTTGGTTTGTCTCCAGCGCCACCGGCACCGAGACGCTGCAGGCGATCACGACGATCAACAGCTTCGCCATCACCGCCCCGCTCAGCACCGGAAATCAGCCGCAGACCTCGGTCAACGCCGACAACTCGGCGAACTCAAGCTATGCCTATGATGGGCTGCTGACCACCGCGCTGAAACCCGGGTCAAACGCTTATGTCAACATCATGCCTACCGGCACAGCGGGCATGGGGACGCCGTTGACGGCATCGGGTCGTGGGTCGGTTGTCGAAATCGACACGATGTTTCAGAAAATGTGGGACGGCTTCGAGGTGTCGCCTACCGTACTTTACGTCAATTCTCAGGAACTCAAGAATATTACCACCAAGGTTCTGTCGAACTCGTCGGGACCGCTGCTGCGCTTCGACTCGCCGGCAGACGGTAGTGGTGGCGAATACCAAGTGACCGCATCCGGAGTGGTGCAGTTTTACTACAACCCGTTTGCGGTCAACGGCGGCCTCCGAATCCCGGTGCGGATTCACCCACGGGTCCCGCCCGGCACGATCATCGGGTGGGCCGAGAACCTGCCGATTCAGTACCAGTCGAACGAAGTGCCTAATGTCGCGGAGATTAAGACCCGGCAAGATTACTACCAAATAGACTGGCCGGTCATTACCCGCCAGCGTCAGGTTGGCGTCTACGCCGAGGAAACGCTCGCGGTTTACGCGCCCTTCGCAATGGGCGTTATCTGCAATATCGCCAACGGCTAAGCTACTGCGAAGGGACGGTCGCGTCAGCCCCCGGGGTTCGGCCGGGGGCGGCGCGCTTACCCGATAACTCCCCGCCTCGGCCAGCTCGGCGCCAATCATGGAACGATGCACCACCACTGAGGGCTTTCTCACCATTTCGGGAGGGTATACCGTGACCCGATCACAGCCGTCTCGGTCAAAGCTTTCGAACATTCAGCCGGCGGAGACATACCTTCCCCCCGGGGCGATTTCCGCCCGCCCGGCGCAGCGCTCGGCAACGTTCGACGCTGCCAAGCCGGCCAAAGGCTGATCCCATGGCCTTTGGCGATCTGACGACACTCGGCGATGTCAAGGCATGGCTGCAGACAGGGCAGAACGCCTTTCCCACGACAGATGATGCATTGCTCACTCGGTTGATTACCGCAGCGAGCCAGCTCATTCAAACTTGGCTAAATCGGCAGATTATTTCGCAGGATTGGATCGAGGCGCGCGATGGTCTGGGGAACGTCCTCGGCCCGAGCGACGTGCGGTATCAATTCGCAGCATTCCCGGTGACCGCCGTGAGCCGCGTGCTCGTTGACGGTATTGTGATACCGGCGATCCCGACGCCAGCACAATCCGCCACGGCTGCGGTCGGCGCAATGGCCGCGCAGAGCGGATACCTTTTTACACCGACCCAGCTAGTGATTCGGGGGTATGCAGTGCCACGAAAGGCAGGGTGCGTGAGCATGCAATATACCGCCGGCTATGCGGTGCCGCCGGCAGACCTCTCCCAGGCCTGCATCGAACTGGTGGCGCTGCGCTACCGCGAGCGCGGTCGTATCGGAGAGGTTACGAAGGCGATCGGTGGTGGACAGACAGTCTCATATTCGCAAAAGGATATGAGTGATTCGATAAAATCTCTGATCCAGCAATACCGCAGGGTCGCTCCCATCGCCGGGTCCCTGATCCCGGTATCGCCCTAAGGCGTCGCCGGAGCTCCCGTGGGGGTTGCATGATAACCTCCTATCTCGTGGGCGACCAGCGGTTGCTGCAGTGGCTGGAAACCCTCCCGGGAGCAATCAATTCAGGGCTCGTTCGCAGCATCACCCGGCTCGGGATCCGCCTCCAGCGCACCTTGCAGCAAGGTAATATCGGTGGTCGGGTGCCGACGAGCCGCACCGCGCGACTGATGTCGAAGTCAGATTTTCGTGTCGAGCAAAGCGACGGGACCATCACTGCGAGCATATGCCTCGATTTCCATAATGCCGTTTGGAAAGGCGGTCTGGCCGGCACGACCAGTGTCAGAACCAGCCTTCGGCGCAGGCGAGAAGCCTTCGTCAGCCCCAGCGCTGGTAAGGTGATCGGTGCCCCAGCGGAGAATGGCGTGCCGGGTCCCGCTGAACCCTCGTTTCTCCGTTCGGCGCTCGACGATATGACCTCGGCGGTTCGCGACGAAATCGACGGAACGCTGGCGCAGGCCATATCGCAATGATCGCGCGCAACGCCGTTGGTCGAACAGCATTCTGGTTTCACCGAGCAGCCGATGATCATCCGTGAGTCAATTTACGCGGCACTCTGGGCGCTCGGCGTCGGTGCGGCGCGCTTTGCCTGCGCAAACCGTCGCCTACGCCATTGGACCGACCTCGCGCCGACGGAGCAGCCCGCCCTGTTTATGAGCGAAAAGGGCGGACACGCCGCGAGCAAGGCTCTGGGAGCGCCGATCGTATGGTCCCTTTACGCGGACTTCTACATCTACGTGCACTCGAGCGACCCTTACTTGGCTCCGGCAACGCTCCTCAACCCGCTGCTCGATGCGATTGAAGCTGCACTGGCGCCATCGGCGGTGACGGGGGTTCAGAACCTCGGACTGCCGGCGATGGTGCAACACGCTTACATTGCCGGGAAGGTCGAGACCGATGAGGGCGTCCTCGGGGACCAGGCGATCGCAATCCTTCCGATTGAGATCTTGTGCGTCTGACCACGCCTCCAATACGGCCTCTCGGCGGCGGCTCGACGGGCCCGGTCGCTAGGGCGCTGCCGAGAGGCTTTTGAGAGGGAGTATATGACATGCAATTGAGCTTCGGCTCGGGTGCCGTGTGGGGCGAGCGCACCGATGTGACCGGCAGCGGGGTTGGCCCGCGTCAGTTCGGGGTGCTGCAAGACATCCACATTGACTTCGATTGGACCGACAAACCGCTGTACGGCCAACTCCAGTTTCCCGTGGCCGTCGCGCGCGGGCAAGGCAAGATCACCGGTACGGCCAAGTTCGCTCAGATCCTGGGCCTGCTGTATTCTGACATTTTCTTTGGCCTAACCCCGGCCACCGGCCAGTTCGCGGTCTCTCAACTCGAAGCCGCCAGCCTACCGGCGGTAACGCCTTATACTGTCGCCGTAGCCAATGCGGCGAACTACAACGACGATCTCGGCGTTGTCTACGCTGCCAGCGGCAGGCGTTTCAACCGGGTAACGACGCCTTCCGCCGCGGGTCAATACTCCGTCAACTTTTCTACGGGGATCTACACTTTCTCGTCTGCGGACGCGAGTGCAGCTGTGATGATCTCGTACACCCACAGCATCGCGAACTCGGGCAGCAAACTCACCATCACCAATCAGCTCATGGGCACAACGCCGACCTTTAAAGCGACGTTCTATACGACGTATGGCGGAAGCGGAACAGCCTTGCGCTTGAATGCCTGTATGGCAGACAAGCTGTCGCTACCCACCAAGGTCGACGACTGGACGATTCACCAGCTCGATTTTCAGGCCTTCGCCGATGCCTCAGGGACGATCGGGTATTTGAGCACGGTGGAATGATGATCCCGGGTGTGACGATAACGATGGGCGGCCGGGATTGGCTCGTCCCGCCGCTTACGCTCGGCCAGCTCCGTCGGCTTATGCCCAGGGTGCGGCAGCTGACAGAGATCGACGCCTCTATGAGTGAGGTGCAGATCGGGGTGCTGGTCGAAATTGTCGCTGCCGCGCTGCAGCGCAACTATCCTGATGCGACGGCAGAGATAGTCGAGAACCTGCTCGACCTGGGCAATGCAGGCGCTGTTCTAAATGCGGTTCTGACCGGGTCGGGTTTAAGGCTGCGCGAAGACCGTCTGGGGGAAGCGTCTGCCCCCGGGCCCGGCCCGGGGGCAACGTCGACGATCGCGGACCAGCGCTCGGTCGAAGAGACGCGGAGGGCTGGGAACATATCTACGGCCTCCTTGCTACCGCCTGCGGATACAGCTACCCAATCATAGACGAAATGACGCTCTTCGATTTCGAAGAGCTTACCAAGTATTGGGCCGAGCATCCACCGCTGCATATCATGGTCGCAGCGTATCTAGGCGCCGGCAAACAGCACCGCCCGCCGACGGGGCCGAGTCTTGACGATTCAAGGAGCGCGGAAGGCTCCAATCCCGAAGAGGTCCGCGCTGAGCTCGGACCAGGGTTTCGCACCGGGGATGTTCACGCCGGGCTGACGCCAGTAGTACTCGACTTTGCCGAACTGCGGCGTCAGGCGTCAGAGGATTGAAGCTGTCATGGGTTGTGGAAGTAGCTGAGAGGACACCATCTGGTCCTCGATTAATTGAGAGACGATTATGGCCGACCTTGAAACCAGCGTCGTCATCAGCGCCCAGACCGATGATCTCCAGTCGGGAATGGAGGCCGCGGCAAACGCGGTACGAGCAGCCACGGGGGAGATGCAGGCTCAGTTCGCGAACATGGGGGTCGCTGCGCAGCAGGCGCAGTTGCACATCAGCGACGCCACGACACAGGTCGGGTCGTCGATCGGCGAACTACAGCAAAAAGCTGCAAGCCTCGCAGGGTCAGTCAGCGAAAGCGCCATTCCCAACGCTGCGCTCGGATTTGACCGAAATCAGCAGGAGCAGCTTGACCAGGAAGCTCTTGCCTACGAGAAGTACGTCGACAGAGTACAGGCACTCGATGCCAGACTGGCAGAGGAAAACAAGAGGGCCTGGGACAATACGGCGGCGCCGATCGAGCGCGCGATCGATCGTTCGGTAACCGGGATCATTCTGGGCACGACCACCGTACAGAAGGCTCTGGCAAATCTGGCGCAATCGATAGTGGCGGAGTTTGTCAACTCGGCCGTCAAGGGCGCTCTAGGGCAGATTGGGGCGCTTTGGGGTGCCGGTGCGGTCGGCGGCAATCAGGACTTCTCGGGAGCGCTTGCGGGTGCTGGTGAGGCGGTCGTGGGCGGCGGAGTTGCCCAAGGGGTAGCTTCCACGGGTCTGTTTGGGGCGGGTGGGATCATTGGCAGCCTCTCTGAGGGAATCAGTACCTTGTTTGCCTTTCAACAGGGCGGCATCGTCCCGAGCGCGCAAGGAGGGTGGGCGGTACCAAGCCTTGGACCGGGGGGCGTTCTCGCGCAACTCCACAGCAACGAGATGGTGCTGCCGGCGAACATCTCGCAAGGGCTGCAGGCAATGCTAGCCGGTCCGTCGGTCGCCAATGGCAGCGGGGCGGGAGGCGGCGGCTCTGTCATCGTCAACATCTCTGCTATCGACAGTCAAGACGTCAAACGCTTCTTCCACAGTAATGGAGCCTTGCTGGTCGATGCTCTCAACAGAGCCACGCGCAACGGCTCGTTACTGCGGACCGCCTAATGGCGTTGATCTTCCCGGCCCTCCCCGGGCTCGCGTGGAGCGTTACCAAGTCCCCGACGTTTCAGACGCGAATCCAGCGGGCGGCATCAGGGCGAGAATTGCGGGCCCTAGATTACCCATACCCATTGTGGCAATTTACGCTGGTCTTCGATTTTCTACGTGACAACCCGGCGGCAGGTTTTGACGAGCTGCGAACTCTTATGGGTTTCTTTATGCTGTGCCAGGGTGCCTTCGGCACGTTCTTGTTTCAGGATCCGAGTGATGATCGGGTTTCCGGGCAGCAAATCGGTACTGGCGATACCCTTAGGACAGTCTTTCAACTGCAGCGGACGATGGGCGAGACGTTGCCGGGTGGCGGCTTTCTTGAGCCCATCCTAGCGCCAAATGTCGTCAGTGCAGTCTACTTTAACGGCATCATCCAGGACCCGGCAGGCTACAGCGTCGATTCAATGACAGGGCTCGTGACCTTTAATACTGCGCCGGGTAGCGGTCTGATCATCACCGCGGATTATAGCTACTACTTCCGTTGCCGATTCGTCGATGACAGCTACGCTTTCGAGAATTTCATGTTTCGCTTATGGCAACTTAAAAAGCTCACCTTCATTTCGGTACGATCGTGAAAACCACCCTAGTTCGCCTATGCTCGGGGGGAAACGCCGCCTGCCTTTCGGGTTCGGGCAAACTCAGATGAAACCTGCTTCAGCGGCGCTAGTCGCCCTGCTCGCTGACAGCGAGCAGTTCATCATGGCCGACCTATATACCTTCACTCTGGTTGGTGGGTCGCTTCTGCGCTACTCGGCAGCGCCTTCGGCGATTTCGGCCAATGGTCACACTTTCGTGTTGGGCCCGAAATTCGAGCGTTCGCGGACGAAGGTGGTTATCGGCACTCAGGTAGACGAGCTGGAGGTCAGGGTCTATCCGGAGCCGACTGACTTGATTGGCGATTTGCCGTTTATGGAAGCGGCTTGGCAGGGCCAGCTTGACGGCGCGATGCTGCAGCTCGAACGCGCCTTCATGCCAACTTACGGCGATACCAGTCCAGGAACGGTCGTACTCTTCGCCGGCCGCATATCAGACATCGATTGCAGCCGTAGTGGCATCGAATTGAAGTGCCGATCGCATCTCGAGCTCCTCAATATCCAGATCCCGCGGCGCCTGTGGCAGGCTTCGTGTACGCACGTTTTTGGCGGGCCGATGTGCCGGTTTGACCGAGAAAGCCTCTCCAACACGTTCTCGGCCGGTGCCGGTTCGACGCAGACGGTGATCACCAATGCTCCGAGCTCGGCGAGGCCGTTTGCACTCGGGACAATTACCGGCGTTACTGGGTTGAATGCGGGTCTCAGCCGCACCATCGTCGCCTTTGTCAGCGGTACAACTGTCACAGTCAAGCTCGCCTTTCTCTTCCCAGTAGCAATCGGCGATCAATTCCATCTGTTGCCCGGTTGCGATCGCACGCTGGCGACTTGCACGAATGTTTTCAACAATGCCGGAAATTTCGGCGGCTTTCCGTTTATTCCGACGCCGGAGACGGCGGTTTGAAGGTCGCGTTCGTCCGACCTCAGACCACGGTCGGTGCCAATGATGCTCGGCGGTTTGCGGTTATCGAGGAAGCGCGAGAATGGCTCCGCACACCTTATCATCACATGGCGCGCGTCAAAGGCGCCGGTGCAGACTGCCTGACCTTGCTCGCCGAGGTCTATGAAAAGGCTGGCGTCATTCGGCATGTAGAGGTGCCGTTTTATCCGCCCGATTGGAATTTGCACCGCGACACAGAGCGCTATTTGGAGGGCGTTACGCGCTTCGCTCGCGAGCTTCCCTTTGGCGGCGATAATCCGCCGCCGCAGCCGGGCGACGTTGCTATTTTCAAATTTGGGCGGTGCTTTGCTCATGGCGCAATCGTAATCAGCTGGCCGCAGCTGATCCACGCGTGGCACAACGCCGGGGTCGTGTATGCCGATGCGACGCAGGGCCAATTGGCTCGACGTCCGGTGCGGATCTTCGATCCGTTTGCGGCAATAGGATAGGATCGCGCATGGGCGGTATTCTTGGCGGCGGCTCAAACGCCAAGCAGACGAAGGCGGTTGGATCACTGCAGTTCCAGACCTCGCAACAAGGCGGGGTTATCCCACTCGTCTACGGCACCACGCGAATAACGGGCAATCTTCTCGACTATGACGACTTCAAGGCAACGCCGTCGTCGAAGACGGGAGGAAAAGGCAAGGGCGGAGGTGGCGGCAAGGGTGGTGGTCAACAATACACTTATTCGGCTTCGTTCATTATGGGGATGTGCCAGGGGCCGATCGTCGGCATGGGAACCGTCTGGTGGGACAAGAACATCACCACACTGCCAGGATTGACCGGTCTCTCGACCATCAACCTCGGTGAGGACAGTCAAGCCGCCGATCCGTTTTGGGCAAGCAATCATTCCGCAAAAGCGCTGAGCTACTCCGGGACTGCGAACTTCACCTGCAATAACTACCAACTCGGGTATACTGCGACTCTCCCGAATTTTTCGGTGGAAATCGAAGGCATCGAGACGATGTCCGGCGCCAACGGCTATGACGCCAACCCGGCAGCCGTAGTCGCCGACTTTCTGACCAACGCGCGCTACGGCGCCGGCTTCCCGAATACCAATCTCGATCCGGCGGTGACCTCCCCCGACGTAACGTCCTATCAAAGCTATTGCGCTGCCGCCGGCATCTTTGTGTCGCCAATGCTCGATACGCAGCAAACCGCACAACAGTGCCTGGCCGAGATTGCCAACCTCAGCAACAGCGCGATCGTTTGGTCGGGCGATCTTCTGAAAATCATCCCGTACGGTGACCAGGCACTGACTGCAACATACCAGCTGCTGATGCTTGGCGGAGCGGTCGCAACGGCCGGCGGCGATATTGTCAGCCTTGACCTCCGCCATCCGGAGCTTGGTGGTGGTTCGCCCATCACCGTCAGCTACACTACGACGGGCCAGGAGCAGACCTATGCGGCGGTCGGCGCCGGAATGGTCCAGGCAATCCTCGGCACTTCCGAGTTGACCGCTTTTGGCGTTTGGGCCGGGGTGATCCCCAGCGGCCTGATGATCGCGATGCGGAACGCTACCGCGCAGATGACCGTGTTTGCTGCCAGCTCGTCCGGTGGAATCACAATCACCCTGGGCGGTACGGCTGGCCCCTTTACCTACACACCCAATACGACGCCGATCTACAGCCTTGGCGAAAATGACTACATCGTTCAGGAGTCGAGGGTCGGGGCGAACCGCCGCGCCAGTCCGGGAGGCCCGGCGCTCCGGACCGGCGCAACGACAGTCACGGGCGGATTTAACGATGATCCCGTACATGTGGTGCGATCAACGCCAGCGGACGCCAACAACTACATCCAGCTGCAGTGCAAGGACCGAGGCAACAGCTACAATTCGCACATCGTCGAGACTTTCGACCAGGCTGCGGTCGACCTCTACGGCGTCCGGCGCGATACCTCACTCAAAGCTGAGATGATCGTCGACCCATATCTGACGGGCGCAGTAGTCGCGCAACTGGTGCTTCAGCGCGCGCTGCTGTTTCGCAACACCTATACCTTCAAATTGGGCTGGAAATACTGCCTGCTGGAGCCCATGGACCTCGTGGAGATTAGCGATACGAGGCTCGGCATTGCACTGACCGTGCGGATTACCGCCGTCGAGGAGGATGATGAGGGCACGCTGACGATTACCGCCGAAGATTTCTTTGGCGGCTACTCGAGTGCCGTCCTCTATGGCAAGCAGAGCGGGGGCGGCTATGTGCCGAATTGGAACGCTAGCCCCGGAGATGCGAACGCGCCGCTGATCTTTGAGCCGCCGGCGGCATTGTTGTCCGGGGATCTCGAAATCTGGGT